GTGTTGAACCGCCCCATCGTTGTGCCTCTGATGGTCAGCCTTCGATTGGTAATGGTCGCTCCGCCTGTCATCGTTGCAAGGCGTGTGCAGACGATGTAGAAGCTCTGCTGTGGTTGCAGATAGATGGTCGTGCGCCAGTTGTGCTGCATTTGGCCAAACAACGAACGCTGCGCGGTATAAACAGGGCCAGTTGGATTTATGTATTTAATTTCATAGCGCAACACGTTTGCAACGCTCGGCGTACCTGAAGCAATCGCGTCAAAATTCAACTCAATGCCATGCGCAACCGTGTCATCATTGCGGAAGTAGGTGTCAGCACTTACAACGATTCCGCTGGACAAAGTAAAAGGCGCGGTGTTGTTAGTTGGGAAGGTGACGTTTGTGCCGCCCGTCGCAACTGTTAGCGTCGTACTCCCGCTCACGTTGCCGCTGATGTCGCTGTTTGCGGTTAGCACCCAGTCATTCGCCCAAGGCACGACCAGCTTTGAAAAGACGTTGCCGCTGGTGCTGAAGAAGTTCGATTCGTACCGGTAGCCGTGCTGCGCGAAGATTTTATCGACGAGCATCTTGGCGAAGTAGCACGGCCGCCACTGATAGATCGGCACAAGGTTAGGCGCGATGTAGCCGTATAAGTTCAAAATAGGCGCAAGCGTGCCGGTAGGCACAGTGCCATTGACGTCGGCGTTGCCCTCCGCGTCGATGTAAGCATAGCAATAGCCACTCGTCGTGCTGTTGGCATCACCCGCGACGATCACGTCAAGGTTGTTGAACTCATGGTCGTAGGTGTCAACTCCTGCCGTTGACGCAAGCAGCGTTTCACCCATGACGCTGAACAGGCTGACGCTCTCGCCGTAGATGCTGATTTCGTAGGTTGCCACGCCCCGCGTGACCCTCATCGCCATCAGCTGCATTGATCCGCTGAAGACTTGCACGCCATCACTCCACACCGCGCAGTCGATGCGCTTGTTTGGCGTGAACCCACCGACGAAACTCTGCACGTTGTAGGCGTGTCTGAAGGCGTTGTCGTTGCGCGGAGTGCTTGGCAGCGTGATCGTCTTGGAGTACGTTCCGCTGCGTCGCGTGATGTCCTGCGCATCCTGTATCGTGTACGTCAACTCGATGTCAAAGTCCTCCATCAGATCGAGGTCGACACCTGATGCCAGCTTGTTATCGGCGTCCGGGTAGCATACAAACTTTATGTTCATAGCGCGGTGTTTTCGTAGCCAACTTGAACGTCAACGCTGATCTGCTGCAATTTATCAACCACGCGCTTGCGGACGTTGTAGGTGTTGGTCTGCACCACGACCGGCACTAGCTGCGTGCCAAGTTGAATCCAGCACTCCGAAGCGTAGATCATCTCTTGCAGCCATGTGAACTCCGCATCGGTGAGCCAGTCGCTGTTCAGCGTGTAGGTGTCGCGGTACGTCACCGACCACTGCTTATCATACACGTCATCGCCGTAGACGCTGGCGTTGTAGCCGTAGGTCTTGCGGTCAACATCGACGCGCTGCCTGTTCATCCGTGTAAACGTGTAGCCGTCAACACCGCCGTACATGTTTCGGAAGAAAACACGCAGGTCGTTGTAACGCTGGCAGTTGTCGATCGTGATCGTGTATGTTGGGGTGCGGTCTTTGTCATCAGCGGCGTCATCCAAAATAAGGCGCACCGTATAGCTTGCGCCTACCAACGGAAATAGCACTGATCCGTCGTCGCTATCGCTGGTCTGCCCTGCCGTCAGGTTGTACAAGCCAAGCGCGCCCATGTTGAAGTAATTGCTGATGTTGCTGCTGCCCGTTACAGTGAAAACACGCGCACTTGCCCCGCTTGTGTCGTTGTATTGAATCTCCGCAACTGGCGTACTGCCTGCCTTGATTAGGAATCCAAGAAAGTCATGATCAGCACTTGCCAACGTATACGATGTAGGTCTGTTGCTCACGGTGACCGTAGCACCCGCTATCGTGTTAGCCTGATACCCACTCGGCGAATAGGCCGCGTAGTCCTGTTGACGAAACGCCGCCTGCCACGCAATCAGCGACGCTGATGCTGTGCCGCCTGTCGCCACCGTCGGAGGTGAGCCAAACTCCTCGCGGAAGGTCAGGTTCGTGTTGACAGCGTAGCCGCCATCCTGCCAGCCGCTCGTCAGCTGTGGTATCTTCGGCGCAATCAGCGTCTCAACGACCTTGCTAACACCGAAGAAGCCGTTGTTCGTTGTGGGCAGCTTGTCGCACTTCAATCGCGCGGAGGAAAGCGACCCCGACACGTCGCAGATATAGCGGAAGTTGGCAGAAGCGGTGTTGTTGCTACTGACCACCACCACGTCGCTGTTGCCGACAGGTAGCAGCGATGGAAGCGCGGATATTATAGTTATGCTCATACGTTGATTGAAATTGATATTTCCTTGCCGACGACCTCGGCGATGCTGCTGACGAGCTCATCCAACTTAGCGTCGCTTAGCACTGGGTTGAGGAATGGCCGCCCCTTGATGCCTCTGCGTTTTATTGACTTGGCGATGTTGTACGCCGCCGCGTCGATTTCGTCAGCAGGGATGCCGAGTGCTTTGTCGATTGCCCACTTGCGGATCGCTGCCACGTGCGAAGGACTTGGGTTGATACTCCGAAAGCTGAACGGCGCACCCCTGTTGACACGCACGCCATTGACGCCGTATTCAACGAACTTCCAGTAGCTGGCCATCTCCATAGCGACCTGCGCGACCTTCTGCTCGACAGGCAACTCTGCGAAGCCTACCGATTGACGCAGGTTGAGCGTAGCCTTAGCGTCAACGCGTTCAATGCCCTCAACGGTCAACTTGATGACATCCTGCATCCACCGAATGAGAGCCGCGTTCACGTCAGGAGATCTGGACAGGCTGAACTCCTTGGTGACGTCAGTGCCAACGCCAAGTACGTCGCCCTCTATCTCCGTGGTAAACTTCATGAATGTAAATATCGCAACGCCGAAATCTATGCACTACGGCATAGCCTTCATCAGCAACAGCGCGTTCATGAACTCCCTTGCCGGCATGTTAAACACCTGGTCCATGCGCAGAGGATCTTTGCCGGCCATGCGGTAGACGACGCCCACCCAGCCGTAGTTCGGCTTTTTTACGCCTTGGCCGTTGTCGTCGTCTTCTGCTGATCCGTCAAAGACTTCCGCATAATCGTCAACAAAGGCTCTGAAAGCTGCAAAAAAAAAGCGGCATAACCCCAAACGTCACCCATGTTCATCTGCAACATCGCCTCTGCGCGCTGCTTATGACCCTTGCCGTCATACGCCTTCGGCCACCACTTCCACACCTTGCACTCCCTCGAAAGCGTCGCCAATATCAGGTGCAAATTGTCAATAACACCCTGCTCGCTCGTCATGTCGTAGGAATACAACTCAACCAACTGCCCCGCGCTGATCTCGTCGATGAACCACTCAAATTGATACCACTTTCCGGCAACCTTGGCGTGACGCTTGGCAGCCAGTGACGATAGCGATTTGCTGGCCGCGTTGATCTCACCATAGCGCTTGTTGACCTCCGCAATCGTCATCTTCTTGACCTGCTCGATCGGGATGCCGTCAAGAACGGCGATGACGCCGATCTTCTTGTCGCTGGTCGTGTAGATGCTGTTGGCCTCAATCGACACAATGCGCTGGAACTGGTCGACGGTGATTTTGTTGAGGATGCTCATCCTTTTATGGCTTTAAGGTAAAGTGCATAAAGTTGGCCGCATACCGTTTCACTGCGATAGTTAGCAATGTCTGCAGGTACTGTTAGCATCTCGCGCTTGGTCACTGCACCTTCCGCGTTAAAGTGATAACTCATCACACCCTTGCCACACATCCACGCCTCTATCGTCGTTCTACCTATATGCAAACCACATGCAAAGTGGCATCCCTTAACCAGCGTTTCAATGTTGCTCACCGAATCGCAGTAGTGAACTGGAAAGCGGTCAATCAAGTCCTTTAAGTAGTCGCCATGATCATAACCCACCAACACAAATGGCCTGTCGTTTTCTTTGCACCACGCTGCCGCATCGTAAATCATCGCCTTGCGCATGAAATCAACAGTTCCCGCCAGTAAAACATAGCCGCCATCCTGAACGCCATCGGTGTTGAATCGGCTGTAATCAACTGGATTGTAGATGACGCTTATCTTGTTTAAGGGAACGCCATATCTTGCGTGTATTTCGTGCTTTTCGTGTTGAGCTATACTGATATACCCCTTGATGCTTTCGTGCTTCACAGGCCGCTCTAAATCGTAAAAAACGCTATGTATCGTAGCGACCTTCGGTGTAGTTGGAAACAATACGCACAGATGTTCAGTGACCTGCTTGTGCTGAACATGGATGACGTTGTACGCCTCACGTCCTGTCAACTCTGTCCACGCCTTAACCTGCACGCCTGCCATCTCAGCCTCTGCGATCAATGGGTAGTCCATGTATGGCGAGGTGACCGTTACGTTGTGTCCCATAGCTTTCAAGCCTTTGGCAACGTGCAAGACGTACAACTCTGATCCTGTGTACTTGCGAAAAAAAAGCGATGCGATTAGGATTCTCATTTCTCTTTGATTGGTCTTGCTGGATTGCCATACGCCAGAAAGCCATCAGGAATATCGCGGGTGACAACGCTGCCTGCACCTACCAAAGCGTCAACCCCGATACGAACTCCGCAGATGATTGTGCTGTTCGCCCCAATGCTACACCCCTTGCAGAAGTATGTTGACCTGAACCTACCGTTGTTCTTCCAGTCGCCAAAAACGCTCGGATAGTAGTCGTTTGTCGTCACCACGTTCGGCCCGATGAAAACATCATTGCCAATGATGCAGCCGTGATATATGAGCGCGTGATTTTGGATTTTGACGTTGTTGCCAATTTGCACTCCTGTGTCAATGTGCGCACCTTCACCGATGACACAGTTGTCGCCAATCTTGGAACCAGTGCGGATGTGTGCAAATGCCCAGACCTTGACGTTCTCGCCAAGTTCTACGCCTTCTTCTATAATTGCGGTTGGATGTATCATACTGCAAATTTACTACATAATCACGTACCTACCCCCAGCGTTGGCGGATAGCTTGTTCAATGCAACATAACGCACCGCGTCAATGGCGTGGTTGTATTTGTCAATCGGCACTCCCAACGATGCACCTGTGCGGTCAGTATCCCAAGTGTAGTTCCTCAACTCCTTGATCAGGTTCGTCGATTCACGCGTCACGAGCATCGGCTGCCGCTTCAGGATGTCGATGCTGTTTCTGATGCTGTCTGCGCCCTTCGTCGCCGGGTGGATGTTGAAGCCAAGGCGATGCACCTCTTCGATGCTCTTGGGTTCAGCACTGTCAGCGATGATCGGCCACGACCTGCCGATGCCCAACTTCCGTAAATGTTCAGCGATGTCTTGATTGGTCAAGCCTGTGCTGTACATTAGCTCATGAACCAGTACTGCACTGCCACGCTTGTAAACGGCCACCACCGCCGTAGGGTCATTCGTGTATCCCCAGTCCAAGCCGATGGCGACCAGCTTGTCACCAGCGAAGTCGATGCCGTCGACCTGCTGCCAATCGTCAAAGACCACGCCCTGCAGTGATCCGACCTCACCCAAGCCGTAGACCTTCCACCAGTTCGCCCAGTACGTCGATGTCGCCGCCTTGACCTGCGCCGATTCGATGTCATCGCGGATCGTTGCTGGCAGCGCCTCGTTGTCGCGGTACGTCAGCACAAGCAACTCACTGTCTTGCTCGGCAAGTACCTCCGTGTGCGCCCAGAACTCCGACACCGGGTTGAAGTCGATGTAGATGGCTTCGCTTGTTCTGATGGCCAGCTGATGGTACGCCTCAAACTCGATGTTGTTGGCCTCGTTGATGTATAGCACCTGCCGCCGTGCGCCGCGTAACTTAGCCTCCTGGTCTGCGCTGAAGAATTCAATCGTGCTGCCGTTGGCGAAGGTGTAGGTTAGCAGCGTCTTGTTCCAGCCTTCGTCACGCCAGCGGTTCGTCCACTGCATGACCTTGCCAAAGTCCTTCATCGCACCACGTCGCAGGTGCGGGATTGATTCAGATACGACGCTGATCTCGGTCTTGGCCTTGGCAGCTATGTGGATCAGCACTGCGAGGATCGCGTATGTTTTTCCAGCACTTGTGCCGCCTTGGATGACTTTCTTGCGAGCCGTCATCCGCCTGATGCGCTTTATCGCGGTGGTGTGATGAAATGCCATTTGTAACCGAGGTGGGGTTCGAACCCACGTTTACAACTTCTGTTTACGGTCGGGGTGCGCACTCCCTAATTGTCGTTTTACCACTTAAACTACTTCGGTTGTTTCTAATATCATTTTGTTGACGTCAACGAAATGGTTTTGTGGCCATGGCAGGATTCGAACCTGCAATAAACCCCGCCATTGGGGTGTGTGTGCCTTTCCACCACATAGCCTTGTAGTCAGGACAGGATTCGAACCTGTAGCCAAGGTATCTCACCTATACGGGGCACGTTGTCCTACCGTGTGTTTACCAATTTCACCACCTGACTATTTACACAAATATACACTATTTCTCCCCAATTTCCCCCTTCAGCTTTTCAACGTAGACCGCCGCATCCATCAACTCCTCCTGCAAGTGCTGCAGCCATTGCAGTGGAGAAAGGTCATCGCGCTCCATCGTAGTGCCGTACTTCTCCTTGCCCTTTTCCGCTCTTGTCCTAAGTTGGACAACAACGGCCTCGGTGATTGCGTCAGTCATTGAAGAGAGGTTGCTCGATTTTGACCTCCGCCTGCGTCTTATCAGCCAAGCCGTTGAGGCGTTGCGTGATGCTCGTATTGTAGATGCCGCACATACCGCCCCTGATCTGGTCAGCGCGGATCGTGGTCTTGATGCGCGTACAGACATCCACATAACGGTCGTATCTCCCATCGGGATTTGTGAAGTATTGATCGATGCTTTTTCCAATGCCCTGCTCATAGCAGTAGACCTGAAAGCCCTCAAACGTCAGCGGGTTTTCGCGCTCACGATGCACCTTGTCAGCTTTAACGCCAACATAGTCCTCAACAAGCACAGGCGTTGCCTTCGCTTTCTTGCAATAGTCGGAAAACGCATCCCACATTGCCTCTGGTGTTTCAAAGTTCAACGGCTTTGCCATTATGCCTCCATGTTTGTGACGATGTCAATAATCTTTTCTATGACAGCGACCTTCGCGTGCATCGCATTTGGTGCTGTGCTTTCTTCCAGTGAGTCCAACACGTTTGATAGGTTTGTCAACAGGTGTCCGCGATCCTGCCAGTCGAGTGCGCGCGCTTCCTGTTCGATTGTGATGTCGGGTTGGTGTGTCATATGTCAGTATCTTTTTTCTTTCTCCCAGCCTTGTTTTTTGGTAGAGCAATATCGAACCACTTAGCCAAGCGAACTACAGAGGTTGTATGAAAACCCGAGCCCGTAGCCGTTACGAATCCCGCATTATTCAAAGCGTCCGCCATTTGTTCAAGGGTGCTTGTTGTATGTATTTGCAAATACAATCGTAAAAAACTTGATGCCCGAAGATATTTAGCACCTACAGAATCCGTTCCCGTAGAATCAAAAATGGCTCTCCGCCTTGTTTCTCCCGAGAGCTTCCCGCCCTTGGATGCCACCGCCTTCCCCATACTCACCGCTCCCGAATTTGTTCCATGCTTGGCGATGTAAGCCGCCGCCCGATTTTTCATAATTTGAGAAAATGATTTTTTTTCCGTCATGTCAGCCTTCGTTTAGTTCACCTAATTCTCGCAGCTTGTTCCTGCTCCATCCAAGCGCAGCCTTGCCGCCCCAAAGCAGGTAGCTAATGTATCCGCAGTCGCTGGTACTATCTGCGTTATCGTAGTACGTTTCCGCCCTCGACAGGTAGGAGTGCATGCGCTTGATCGTTTCAACGCTGATGCCTTCGCCCTTGGCCAGTTGCTGCGCTCTGACCTTGCCTGTCTGTGTAGCACACTTGTTGCCGTTGCGCTCGTTCAACTCAATGCCGCGCTTGGCGTTGTTGCGCACACCCTCGCCGTAGTCAGCGTAGGTGTCAGCAAAGGCGCTGCGGTCTGCCTCCCACTGCCTCGCGCAAACAAGGTATCGCTGCTGCTGGCTTGGGAACTCGCTGGCAGTTTTGTCATCGCCCATGCATCGCTGGATGAAGTCGGTTTTGCTTTCTGATTCGCGTGGTGTAGGTAGTGGCATAGTGGTAAATATCATTCAGTCGCAAATCGTGCGCGTGCGTCCTGTGCGTCAGCCATCATCTCCTGCAGCCGCGAAACGGCGCATGATCCGCACCACCAGTTTGTCCGTCCGTAGCCGTTGGCGTTGGCGACGTTCTCCAGCATCGACACTTCGCCCGGTGATAGCGACATCGTCTGCGAGGCATAGTAGCCGTCAAGCTTGTGCTTCACCGAAAGCACCTGCATTGCTTCGTCAAGTGTCATTTCTCCGAAAGTTTAATGGTCAGCACCGTCAACCCGGCAGCCGATAGGCCGACAGGTATGGCAAGCAGCCAGTGCAGGTTGGAGGCTGCGATGGTCAGAACTACGCCCCACCAAAAGGCGAGGCATGTCAGGCAGGTCAGCGGCTTGCACTTCGCATAGCGGTAGTACCACATTGGCAGCACGTTATAGCGGTTCATCGCCAAGGAAGTCATAGTGGCCAAAAGCAAGATAGTAATCAGATCCAAGTTCATGTTTTAGTCTTTGTTTGCAGTTGTTGATTGTGTACGAAATTGATCGCCAAGGTATCTTGGTGTGCCGTTCGATGAGCTTTTTGTTACCCAGTTCAAGCCAGAGGAGGAATAACTGTTTGTCGTATGGGTAGGCACCGGCTTTCGCCCAGCTATCCATGACTTCGAGCGCCCGGTTAAATATCGCATCAGGCCGCTGGTCATACGGCTCATCAGCTGCCTCCAGCTGCTGATCGGCGATTTCCTCGCGCAGTTCATTGTGTCGGAAGTCGCGTTGAAATTTAGAGTTTCGACTTCGGTAAAGGTTGATAGCCATTCGCACGATGTAGAAGTTGAGGTAGCCTCCGGCGTGCATGGCTTCGATCTTTTCGGCTGGTTTTTCATAGAGTCTGATGACGAGTTCATGTTCAAGGTCTGGCGCAAGGTCAGGCGTAGCCAGCTGGCGTGCTATCTGCCGCAGCTTGCCGCTCGTGTAAAGCGTTAGTATGATTGTGCGTGCCTCCACATTGGTCGCAAATATACATAGTATCTTTTGGTCTGATGTTGTGGTTCTGGTACGGCCTCACTTTGTCGAGCCACAGGTACTTGCCCTGATAACGCTGGATGTCTTGGATGACTTGAAGCGCATGTTGCACCGTTGAGTAGTGGCGGCGCATCAGTTCGCCCGCCTCCATCAGCGTCAGCTTCATCTTGAACTTAAGCAGGTACATCAGGCACTGGCGCGATTCGGTGATGTCGCGGTGGCGGTCTTGGCTTTGCATCTGACGCAATCCGATCTTAGTGTGCTTGGTCACTTGTTCGGCGTAGTAGTAGAATTCACGTTGTTGTTTGGTCATACGCCCATCAGTTCAATGCCTACTGCCTTGCAGAACTCCGCCTGCGACCTGATAATCTCGTATCGGAAGCCGTGGCTCTCTACCAGCTGCTGCCACTGCTTCTGCGCCTCGCTCTGCCTGCCCTTGGCGACCTTGAACTCAAGGAAGGTTACCGGGTTGGTCAGGTATGTCATATCGGCCACACCTGCGACCATGCCCATCCCTTTCAGGATTGCGCCCTGTATCGCATTGGCGGCGTTGTTGTGGTTCAGGTAAAGCAAGCCGTATTCACGCGGCTTGAGTTTGCAGAATAGCTTGAAGCAGGCTTTCTGCAAATTGGCTTCAGAATGGGATGCCATCTTTGTCTTCGGTTTGGTAGAACTGATTGCGTGGGTATTGATAGACCGATTGAACCTCGGCGAAGGTTGTGTAAATATCGATGAATTTCAGTTTACATTCACCGACCATTCCGTTGCGGTTCTTGGCGATTATGATTTCGGTGCTGTCATCCTCAAGCTCTTTGTCGTAGTATTTCGGCCTGTGGAGGAAGGTAACTGTGTCTGCGTTCTGCTCGATGCCTCCGCTGCTGCGTAGGTCGGAAAGCATCGGACGCTTGTTGGCGCGGCTTTCATTGGCGCGTGATAGCTGGCTCATCACGACCATCGGCAGCCTGTGTGCCTTGGCTATGATCTTAAGGTCGCGGGTTAGGTCTTCGAAGAACTGGTTCTGGTTAGCAATGTGGGCAGGTATTGACGGCGTTATGATCTGCAGGTAGTCGACGAATACGACCTCGGCGTTGGTGCGCTGGATGTAGCTTTTGATTTTACCGATGCGCATGTCACCGTCGTCAACCACGGTCATCGGCAGCTTGGCTATTTCGTCGCAGGTCTTGAATAGCTTATCGACCTGCTGATCTGACAGCCGGGCAGGTGTCTTGAGGATCATGGTGTTGTGAACTTCGGCAAGCTGCGAGAGCATGCGCACCACCAACTCTTCGTCGCTCATCTCCAGCGAGAGGAACAGGACGCGTTTGCCTGCCTTAGCCATGTTGACGGCCAGCGACAGGCTGAACGCGGTCTTGCCCATTGCAGGCCGCGCGGCTATGATGTTCAGCGTTGAAGGCATAAGGTAGCCAAGCACGTTGTCAACGGATGAGTAGCCGGTGCTGATGCCTGCCTCTGCCCTGCCTTCGCGTTTGTCTATCAGCTTAGTCATTACGGCTGATGCGGTGCGTTTCAGCGTTGGCAGCTGGTTGCCGGTGAGCATGGCGTCGAGCGCTTCGAG